CAAGAATGTATAAGGGTGTTATTGAATCTTTGGTTAGAAGAATGATACCATTCGCTGACCTGATTCAGATTACACACCTAAAGTTACAACAGGTTATTGCTAAGGTAGTGCCTGATGGTGTATTTATAGATGCCGATGGTTTGAACGAGGTGGACCTTGGTACGGGTAACGCCTACAATCCTGAAGATGCATTAAGACTATACTTCCAAACAGGTTCTGTTATTGGTAGGTCTTATACGCAGGATGGTGAATTTAATAATGCAAGAGTTCCTATTCAGCAACTAACATCTAATTCAGGCGCATCTAAGACTCAAATGCTTATAGGTAACTATAATCATTACTTAAATATGATACGCTCTGTAACGGGCTTAAATGAAGCGAGAGATGGTAGTATGCCTGACCCTAATTCATTGGTTGGTCTACAGAAGTTAGCAGCCTTAAATTCTAATACTGCAACTCGTCACATTCTTGATGGTAGCTTATATATGTTTAGAAGTCTTTCAGAGGCATTAACGTATAGGATTGGTGATATATTAGAGTATGCTGATTTCGCAGATGATTTTGCAAATAAGATTGGTAAGTATAATGTAAGTATCCTTAACGACATTAAGGACTTATATATTTATGATTTCGGAATCTTTATTGAGGTAGCACCTGATGAAGAAGAGAAAGCACAACTTGAGCAGAATATTCAGATGGCACTATCGAAAGGTGATATTAACCTTGAGGATGCTATTGATATTAGAGAGATTAAAAACATCAAGCTTGCTAACCAATTACTAAAGGTTAAACGTAAAGCTAAGCAAGACAGAGAAGAGCAGATGCAAATGCAGAAGCAAGCAATGCAATCTCAACAACAATTAAAATCTCAAGAGATTGCTGCTCAGTTAGCAATGAAGAAAATAGAAATGGAAACTCAGGCTAAGATACAGATTCAACAGTCAGAGATTCAAAACCAAATTATGAAGCTGCAGCAAGAGGCAGAACTGAAGTCTATTCTTATGGATAAAGAGTTCCAAATCAATATGCAGCTACGTGGTATGGAGGTTGGCGCTTTACAAGAGCGTGAGAAAGAAAGAGAAAAGGCTAAGTCGAGTAGAATTAGTCAGCAGAATACAGAACAGTCAAAGCTTATTAATCAGAGAAAGAACAATCTTCCTCCGATGAACTTCGAGTCGAATGAGGATAGCTTAGATGGTTTTGATTTAGCTGAGTTCTCACCCCGATAAATGTCTAAATTTTTTATATTAAATTTGTAACTTAAATTAAACTCATATGGAATTAAAGGTAAGAGCCATTGATGGCATCGAGCAGAAGTCGGTTCAAGAAGTTGAAAGCGAACTGCTTGAAAAACACGAGCAAGAAGTAAACTCAGAAGCTGACGAACAGACTACCGAGGTAACCTCGGAGGTTGACAATAATAAGGTTAGTGCAGAAACTGCACAGGCCACGGAAACTCAAGCCTCAGAGTTAAGTGAGGATGACGTTCTTTCATTTATTAAAAAGAAGTACGATAAGGAAATCACTTCGGTACAGGATTTGTTTCAGGCACGAGAAGAGTCTGAACCACTACCTGAAGATGTGGCTACTTATCTTAAATATAAGAAGGAAACAGGACGAGGGTTCGAGGATTTCTCTAAACTAAACAGAGACCTTGATACTGTAAATCCTGATAGACTTCTTAAGGAATATCTAATGGCTACTGAAAAAGGTCTTGATGAAGAAGACATAGACTCTCTAATGGAGGACTATTCTTATGATGAAGAACTTGATGACGAGACCTCAGTAAAGAAGATTAGATTAAAAAAGAAAAAAGATATTGCTAAGGCCAAAGAATACTTTGAGTCTGAAAAAGAAAAATACAGAGTTCCTCTTGAGTCAAGCGGGGGTTCTATTTCTGATGAAGACAAAAAAGCTTTAGAGGACTACAAGCAGTATGTACAACAGGCGACCACTTATGAGGAAGAGGCCAAGCGTAAAACCGATTGGTTTATGCAGAAAACTAACGAAGTGTTCGGAGGTGAATTCAAAGGTTTTGAGTTTGCTATTGATGAAGACAAGAAGGTAATCTACTCTCCGGGTGATGCAAATGAATTGAAGAGTGCTCAAGAAAATCCTGCGAACTTTATTCAAAAGTTCTTGGACGAAGATGGGTTACTCAAAGATGCAGTTGGATACCATAAGTCATTAGCCATCGCAATGAACCCTGAAAAGTTTGCTAAGTTCTTTTATGAGCAAGGCAAATCAATTGCAACAGAAGATGTAATACGTCAAACTAAAAATGTCAATATGACTACACGTAGTGCACCGGAAGTAACAAATAAAGGGGGAATGCAAATTAGAGCCGTTAACCCTTCATCGGGAAAAGGCTTACGGATAAAAAGTAAAAAGTAAATATTTAAAAAAAGAAAAAAATGGCAGGACAAGTAAACCCTACTCCGGGATTCGCATTACAGCCAAGCGCTGAGCAAGTCCCTTTATCGACTAACTATATCACAAACTTTGATTTCTTGAATCAGTATCTTCCTGATACTTACGAGAAAGAGTTTGAAAGATATGGTAACCGCACAATCTCTTCATTCTTAAGAATGGTAGGTGCGGAAATGCCTTCTAACTCTGACCTTATCAAATGGGCTGAGCAAGGAAGACTACACACTAAATATGTAAACTGTGCTTCTGCAGGTGCAGCAGGTGACCTAACGGCTACTATTACTGTAAACGACACTTTGTCTCCGGGCACAGGTGGTATTGCAGTACGTAAAGGTCAAACCATTATGGTTTCTGACAACGCAGGTACAGGTTCTAACAAAGGTATCGTTGTTGATGTTGACACAACTGCAGGTACTATTGACGTAGCTTACTACGAAGCAGCAGGACAGGCATTTGCCGGTTCAGCAGTTGTGAGCATCTTCATCTACGGTTCTGAATTCAAAAAAGGAGTTCGTGGTATGGAAGGTTCTTTGGAAGCTGACGATGAAATCTTCGAGAACTCACCAATCATCATCAAAGATAAGTATGCAGTATCAGGTTCTGATATGGCTCAAATCGGATGGGTTGAGGTAACAACTGAAAACGGTGCAAGCGGATACCTATGGTATTTGAAATCAGAGCACGAAACAAGACTTCGTTTTGACGATTACTTGGAGACTGCAATGATTGAAGCAGTTCCTGCTGAAGCAGGTTCGGGCGCTGCAACACAAGCAGTTAACGACCAAGTTGGTGACAAAGGTTCTGAAGGTGTATTCTACGTAGTAGAAAACCGTGGTAACGTTTGGGGCGGTGGATACCCTGACTCATTGACTGAGTTTGATACTATCGTTTCTCGTTTAGATAAGCAAGGTGCTATCGAAGAAAACGTATTGTTCATTGACAGAGATTTCTCTTTTGCAATTGATGATATGTTGGCAGGATTGAACGGTTATAGTTCAACAGGTGCTGCTAACTTCGCATCTTTCGGTTTGTTTGACAACGACAAGGATATGGCGTTGAACTTAGGTTTCACAGGTTTCCGTAGAGGATATGACTTCTACAAGTCTGATTGGAAATACTTGAACGACCCTACAATGCGTGGTGGTATGTCAGGTGCAGCCGGTTCAGGTAAAGTAAGCGGATTGTTAGTTCCTGCAGGTTCTACTTCTGTTTATGACCAAATCCTTGGTAAGAACGCTAAGAGACCATTCTTACACGTTCGCTACCGTGCTTCTGAAACTGAAGACAGACGTTACAAAACTTGGATTACAGGTTCAGCAGGTGGTGCAATGAATAGCGACCTTGATGCAATGGAAGTACACTTCCTTTCTGAAAGAGCGGTATGTACCCTTGGTGCAAACAACTTCTTCTTGTTCTCAGAATAAGAGGTTTAATATTGGGGGAGTGTCTTCAAAGACACTCTCCCTTTTTTTAATTTTAATAATATCTAATTATGAAAAAAACAGTAAAGTCAGTAGACCGTGTCTACAAATTAACGAGGGATGCAGCCCCTTTATCTTACACGCTGCCAACACGTAACTCACGTAGATTCCCATTAATGTATTTTGATGAGACATCAAACACTAACAGAGCACTTAGATACGCAAGAAACCAAAAGAGTCCGTTTGAGGACGAACAGGATGGCAACTCCATATTAGACCCTGTAATCTTTATTGATGGTATGTTGCAAGTTCCAAGAACCAACCCTGTACTTCAGGCGTTCTTAAGTTATAATCCATTGAATGGTAATAGATTCGTAGAGGTTGATGACGAGAAGGATGCTGCACAAGTTGTAGAAAGCCTAAACTTAGAGGTTGATGCACTTATTGAAGCAAGAAGTCTTGACTTGGAAATGATTGAAAGTGTTTCAAGAGTTTTATTCGGTGGTGATACATCTAAGATGTCAACTGCAGAATTGAAAAGAGACATCTTGGTTTATGCTAAGAGAGAGCCTGAAGATTTCTTAAACGTACTTAACGACCCTATGCTAAAGCTACAGTCTAAGGTTCATAGTTTCTTCGAGAACAATCTCCTTACATTTAGAAAAAACAGAAAAGAGGTATGGTACAATACAAGTTCTAATAAAACAAGAATGCTTGTAGTGCCTTATGGTGAAGACCCTTACTACTTAGTGTCGTCATTCTTATCAAGTGACGATGGTATTGAGAGTCTTAAATTGCTTGAAAAAATGTTGGATTAACCAACCCTTATTATAGGTTATGAGAGGGGGGTCTGTTTTCAGACCCCTCTTTTTTTTTACTTATCTTTGTAAAAAAGTTTACGATGATAAACACAGTAAGAAATACAGTTCTGTCTGTGCTCAATAAAAATAACTACGGATACCTATCGCCATCGGACTTTAACTTATTCGCTAAGCAGGCTCAGTTGGATTTGTTTGAAAGTTATTTTTATCAGTACAACTATCAGATTAATAAAGAGAACGCTCGTACCTCAGGTACAGGGCTTGCGGATATAACAAAGGGGATTGAAGAGGAGTTAAATATTTTCTCTGTATCTGCCGGTTTGTATAATCAGAGCGACAATATATATTTTACACCATCACCAACAACGACAGGTAGTGACTACTACTTATTAAATAAGGTATTGATTTATGATACCGTATTAGATGAAGGAACAACAACAGGAACTGTTGGTGGTCAAAATAAATTGATTGACTCTGCAGCAGACTTTACTGTAGATGTTCAGGTAGGAGATATTGTGGCAGTTGAGAACTCAGGAGTTCAGTATGTAAATGTTTTGTCTGTAGATAATGCTAATGAATTAACTGTATCTGCATCGGTAATTAATGCTATTGGATTACCATATGCTATATACAGAAAAGGTACAAGAATGAATGAGGTAGAGAAAGTAACTCATAGTAAGATTACTATGTTGAACAACTCTCACTTAACATCTCCTAATACCACATTCCCTGCTTATACAACAGAAGCAAGCATAATGAATGTATTCCCTGAATCTGTTGATTCTATAGGTAGAGTGATGTGTCAATACATAAGATACCCAAGAGACCCTAATTGGACTTATGTGTCATTAGCTAACGGTGAGCCGGTATTCGACCCATCTCAACCTGATTTTCAAAACTTTGAATTGGCTTTAGATTCTGAAGCAGATTTAATTATGAAGATATTACAGTATGCAGGTGTATCAATTAGAGAGGCTCAGGTTTATCAGTTTGCGCAAGGAGAAGAAACACAAACTAACCAAGAACAATCATAATGGCATATATATCACAATATCAGTATTACGAAAACAATGGGCAAACGCCTGAAGATGCTAATTGGGGTTCATACCAATATGTTAGCTTGTACGATATAGTCAACAATTTTATGTTGATGTATGCCGGCAATCATAATCTGATAAACAACGAAGAAAGATTTAAAGTTTTGTTTCACGCAAAGCGTGCTATACAAGAACTAAACTATGATGCCTTTAAAGAAATAAAGGTATTGGAGTTGAACGTAACAGAAAACCTCAGATATGTACTGCCCTCTGACTATGTTAATTGGGTAAGAATATCTATGTATAAAGATGGTGTATTGTACCCTCTTAGTGAAAACGTACAGACACAAACATCAAACGCATATCTGCAGGACAACACAGGTAGAATACTATTCGATATAGACGGTAATATATTAAGACCTCAATTTTCTCATATTGATTATGATAGAATCACGGGGACTAAACAAAGTATTTACTTAGACCAAAACAACGCACAGTTTAACGGTATGCCCGGATATAACGTTGATGGTTCTTGGTATTTTGATTTTGAAGTTGGCGCAAGGTTTGGTTTGAATACTGAGACTGCTAATGCTAATCCTACATTCACGATTGATAAAAAGGCAGGAGTTATAAACTTCAGTTCAAGCGTAGGTAACAACTTAATCATACTTGAATACGTGTCTGATGGTATGGAAAATGGAGATGACTCAAGAGTTTCGGTAAACAAACTTTTCGAAGATTATATTTATGCTGCTATCGAATATGCTATTCTAAGTTCTAAGTTAGGTGTACAGGAGTATATCATTGCAAGAACAAGAAAAAGAAAAGGAGCACTCTTAAGGAATGCTAAGATTAGAATAAGTAATATTCATCCCGGTAGGTTATTAATGAACCTAAGAGGACAAGACAAGTGGCTGAAATAATATGGCAAATCTGACAAGAAACTTCATTTCGGGAAAAATGAACAAGATGGTTGATGAGCGACTCGTTCCTAACGGGGAGTACATTGATGCATTAAATGTTCGTATGGGGTCTACTGAAGGCTCTGAGATAGGTGTAATAGAGAACACAAGGGGTAACCTTCCATTAACTCAGTTAGCCTACAATGGCACACCACTAAGTGGGGCGGCTCGTTGTATAGGTGCTTTTGAAGACGGGGCGATAGAAACCATCTATTGGTTTGTACACGACCCAAGTTTTACATCTTCTCCAACAGGCAAGTTGGATATGATTGTTTCTTACAACGACAACACTAATACTACTACGTATCACCTTGTATCAGTTAATGATGGTGGTGGTGTAAATACCACGCTCAACTTTGATAAACAATATCTTATAACGGGTATAAACAAGATTGAGAACCTACTGTATTTTACAGACAACCTCAACCAACCTAAACAGGTAAACGTAACAAGAAACTACGCAAACCCCGTAGCGGGGGTAGATGGCTTTAGTGAAGAGTCTATTCTTGTAATTAAGAAACCACCTGCAAACTCACCAACCATTGTACCTGAAGCAACGTCAAGCCAAGATAACTTCTTAGAAGATAGGTTTATATGTTTTGCATACAGATACAGATATGAAGATGGTGAGTATTCTGCTACGTCTCAGTTTTCTGAGCCAAGCTTTTTGCCCGGGCCATTTAGATATAGTTCTGCAACTGCATTGAATGAAGGTATGTTGAATATTACAAATCAATGTAAGATAACATACAACTCAGGAGGGCCTCTTGTAAAGTCTGTGGATTTATTATTTAAGGATATGAACAACTCTACTATCAAGATTATTGAAAAACTTGATAAAGAAGAGTTGGGTCTTGCTAATAATACAGACTATACATACACATTTAATAATAGTAAGATATTTACTATCGCTCCATCAGGAGAGATTCTTAGGTTGTTTGATAACGTACCGAGACTTGCTCAAGCGCAAACCCTAATGGGTAACAGGCTTGTGTATGGTAACTACGTTGAGGGGTATGACTTGGAAGATACAGACGGAAATCCTACAAAGTTTGAGTACATTACCACATTAGCATCTGAGGATATCGGTTTAAGTCAAATAGAAGACGAAACCTCATCAGGAAACTACTCTTGGAATGGCGCTCAAACAATACCACAATCTGTATTAGAGATTGACCTTACGGATGCGAACTTGGTGTCAGGTGCAGTAATAAATATTTTATTTAGGTTCTCACATAATCAATGGTCGGGAACTCCACCATTCCCTACCGAAACAACAGAAGAACAAACTGTTGATTTCACATACATACTACCACAAGATTTTAATAGTGTGTATGACCTTGCTACGTCAACTGATTTTCAGGAGAAGATAGGTACTGTAGCAAACATACAGATTATAGCAGATGCTTGTAATGGTCAGACGTTTACAGATTTATTTAACTGTATCGTTCCAAACGAGTTAAACGGATTATTCAAATATAGAAGTGGGATATCAGGTCCTGACCAACCTATAGCTATAATTACAAGCCCCGGTTCTGATGTGATTGGTTTTCAATTACCATCTATGGAGTTTGTGGATGACCCTACGGGTGGTAATATTACACAAGAGGTTTATGAATACTACGCAATATCAACTGCTGACATAGAGTTTGCAGAAATTGGAGACCCATCAAGTCTACATAGCAACAGAGGGTACGAGATTGGTATTCTTTATATGGATGAATACAACCGTATGACAACTGCATTGGTTAGTCCAAATAACACGGTGCACGTACCCTGTAGTTCATCTGAATTTAAAAACACTATAGACGTAAATATTCCTGTTGCTCAGGTTGCTCCAAGTTGGGCTACGAGATACAAGTTCTGTATCAAGCCTGATAAGAAGGATTACAATATCATATATTCAAACCTATTCTTTAGAGACCCCGCATCAGGTGCTGACTACTTCTTACTTGAGGGACAGAACTCTCAAAAGGTTGAGGTTGGAGATGAGTTGATTGTAAAGACAGATACCCAAGGTCCGAGAAACAATTGTACTTGGACAACGGTATTAGAGAAGGATGCTCAGATGGCTGACTTCATAGAACCTGTTGATGCAAATGGAACTATTATACCTGTACCTGCGGGTACTTATATGAAGCTTCGTGCGAACAACTTTAGCACAGAGGTTGGTGAACTTCCTGTGGTTGCATACGGGGAAAAGTCTTCAAGTGGTAGCGGGTGTAGAACGGTAGATTATCCTGTTGACACAGAAGACCCTAATACACCGGGTAGTTTTATTGATTATACCCTTCCTGCAGGTAGTAGAGTAAGAATAAAAATTAACAACAACAGACGGGGTAATTTAGATTCATTCCTTGGTAATGTACCACCAAAGCATTGGTCTGTTGAGGCTAAGTTTACTGCATCACAAGAGTATCCAAGCTTCAAGGATTGGTTTGTTGGGGATAATGTTGCATCTGCATTAGAGGCTCAGGCTACTGATAGCGGAACAGGTGTGACAGGGCCGGGATTTGATTCAATTGATGGTACGTTTCAAAACTGTGGCGTAGGTAACATATCTTCTACGTTCAGACAGGTAGGAAATAGATATTATTTTAGCGTTAAAAGTAGTGAGGGGTATAGTGGACGTAAGAAGAAGACTACATTAAAGGTAGAGATTGAGGTTATTAGAACGGCAGACACGGTTGTGTTTGAATCAGACCCTCAAGATGCTGAACCGGATTTATGGTACGAAAGTTCTGTATCATTTGGCATAGGTCCAAACGGAGAACACCTTGGTAATATCCAAAATCAAAACTTTGGTACAGGAGCACCGGGATTAGTTAAAACTGCATTCTTTAATTGTTATGCGTTTGGTAATGGTGTTGAGAGTTATAAGATTAATGACTCTCTTGTAGGCAAGGAACTTGTATTAGGTAACCGTGCCACAACAACTGATTCAAAACTATATGGTGAAGAGTTGCGATTTGCTGACCTTACCTATAGTGGTGTATATAACGCTGAGACCAATATAAATAGACTGAATGAGTTCAACTTAGGGTTGTCAAACTTTAAACCTTTGGAATTTGGATTTGGTCCTGTTATGAAACTCTTTGCAAGAGAGACGGATATATTGGTTCTACAAGAGGATAAGATATCTTATGTATTAGCAGGTAAAAACTTATTATCAGATGCAGGAGCAGGTAATGCTATTGTGTCAACACCTGAGGTTTTAGGAACTCAGATTGCAAGAATAGAGGAGTATGGTATCTCACATAACCCTGAGAGTTTTGCTCAATGGGGTGCAGACAAATACTTTACTGATGCCAAGAGAGGTGTGGTTATACAGTTGACAGGCTCAGGGCCAAACAATGATTCGCTACAGGTGGTGTCAACGTTGGGTATGAGAACGTGGTTTAGAGATTTATTTAACACGTCTTTTGAAACTCAGAAGTTGGGTGGGTTTGACCCTTATATGAATGAGTTCGTTTTGTCATCAAACAACCAACAACTCCCTCAAGATATTGAGTGTGCTGACTGTGGTATCACTACTACGATTAACATCACCAATACAGAACCATACGAGTTATGCTACAACTTAGGTAACTTAGTTGGGGATGTAGAGATTGTATATGAGGTTGTGTCTGTATCGGGTACGTTTAACGTATCGGCAGAGTATGATGGCTCTACATACACATCAGGAAATGTAAGTACAAGCGGTAAGGTAACCTTTGATAAATCTAAGATATTAGGGGAAGAGGCAAGCATCAACATAACATCTACAGGGAGTTGTGTATTAACACTAACTGTTAATTGTCCATTGGCACAAGAGATTGATATTATATTGGTTTGTTTGACAAGTGATAACGAGGCGGGTCTGTTTATTCATAATGATTACAGATGGACTGATAATGGATTTGTTTCTCCATTACATAGTGAGCAGATTGAATTCGGCTCAGGCGCAAGTCCTATAGTTTCTCAATACAATATTATTTCAGGACCACAAGGTGGTGGTACAATACCTGCTAATCAGGCGGTAATATCTATTAGAAGTAATAAGATAGGTACAGATGATTTTAATTTTGATATCAATGCAGATAAGTTTAGATACTTAAGAACAAATACATTATATCAAAACACAACATCTGATATCATTGACTTGATTAACGCAAGTAATACCGCAAACCCTATACAAGGGCCAACGCAGGGTAACACTTTTTACCAAGCGCAGTTCAATATGCCAAGTGTAGCGGGTGATAAGTTGTATATGATTTGGGATTACAGAAACAGTACACCTATTGACTTATGTCAAGGTTTAGATGTCACAGAAGCTTGCTGCGGATGTGAAGAAAGTAGTGGAGGTGGCTCAGACCCTGACCCTGACCCAACGCCTCTTTGTAAAAGATATACAGTTTCAACACGTTCAGGAACGGGGAGCGGATATTCCTACATAGACTGCAATGGGGTAGCACAACAAGAGTTTATTGGTGGTGCAAGTGGAGTTGATTCAGAGACATTCTGTGCTCAGGAAGGAACGGTAGACCCCGGAAGTAATGACTTGTTTGACGATGGAGATTGTTAAATTTAAATTAGATTAAATTATGGCGACATACTATATAGACGGAACAACATTATCAAACTCAACTGCGGTGTATGACAACGCAGCAATGACGTTATGTGCCGCAGATGGATTTTATTCAGACGGTGTAATAGTAAGAGAGCAGGTTAATTGTAGCCTTCTTCCTGCTCAAACGTGTCCCACGTGTGCTGAGCCTTGTGGAGGAGCAATTAGCGGAAGTGGTAACCAAGGTATATATCTTCTTGATTTAGATGTTGGAGGAACTCCTACTGATATAGGTGCGATTATCGTAAGATTTAATCCATTTGGTATACCTGATGGAATTAGAGCAACATTTGGTAGCACTATATATAATAAGATTAGTTCGCCTGTTGATGGGTATCACGGTTCAACAAGTAACTCTAACTATACATTTATAGGTAACACAAATGATGACTGTGGTGTAGCGGGTTCTACATATAACCTTAACGAGTTTAATTATACGAGTGGTTCTTTTCAACCAACGGGCAACACTCAAACAGTTACCGCAAATGCGGGCGATGTGTCTTTTAGTTCAACCGACCCGGGTAATTGTGTTATGGTTATACCTAAACCAAATCCTGCACCAAGCGTTGTGAACTTTGAATTTGTAGGTCCTTGTAGTGGGACTGCATTTGATATTAGCGTTTCGTGTCCTGCAGCACTACCAAGCTATAGCAGTACGACTGTTGCAAGACCGGGGTTTTTAGAGGCGTGTGGAGACACTATTAATCAAACATATTATCACGCACCTGTAAATGGAACTGCAGGAGTTCCCGCTCTTTATGATTGGGTGTTTAGTGACCAAAATGGACAGTCAACTTTATTAGCAGGATGGTATAAAATAGAGAATGTAAACGGAGTACAGTACCCTATTGAGGTTGATGCTAATGGTATTATTATTACAATAGGAAATTGTGACCCAACATAATAAAAGAATATGGCAGCACAGAACTTTCAAGAATATACACTAACATATGACCAAGGCGTTCAAGGATGGCCTTCGTTCTACTCGTACCTACCCGATTGGATGATAGGTATGAATAATTATTTCTATACGTTTAAGGGCGGAGATTTGTATCGACACAACGTAAACAATACGAGAAATAACTTCTATGGTATTCAGTATAGTTCTACGCTAAGGTCTGTATTTAATGATATGCCACTTGAAAACAAGTTGTTTAAAACCATAAACTTAGAAGGTGATGATACTTGGGGGGCTACATTGGCTACTGATATTCAGGACTCAGGATTTATTCAAGCGGGATGGTTTGAAAGAAAGGAGCAGGTGTACTACGCCTTTGTAAGAAACTCAGGCACAGTTCCTGCGGGTCAAGACGAGTATGCTTTGCGTTCTCTAAATGGTATAGGAAGAAGCGATAGTGTTGTTGGTAACACAGTATTCTTTGATTTACAGTATAAGATAAATAACATTATATCTGTAGGGGATATGTTATACTTCGCACTACCACCCTATACAACACCACAACTTGCAGGTCAGGTAACCGCTATAAACTACGACCCTTTATCGGGGACAAACAACTTAGAAATAGATACAACTATTCCGGGTGCAGTACCAATACCAATTCAGGATGCGTTCTTTTTATTTATTAAAAATGCAATCGCTGAATCACACGGTGTATTAGGACACTACTGCGTATTTGACATAACCAACACCAATACAAGTGGTATCAACCTCTTTGCGGTTGAGTCTGAGGTTATGAAATCATACCCATAATTAGTGTCTTCAAAGACACAATTTATTTTAGTATCTTTGCGTATGGCGTTAGACGTAAGAACACTTGTGGAATCTGACTACGATAATGTACTCACAAAATGGTGGGATGATTGGGGTTGGGAAGCACCACAAAAAGATTTCTTACCTGACAACGGGACAGGCGGAGTAATAGTGTTAGATGGAGAAGAGCCAATATGCGCAGGATTTATCTACGTTACCAACTCTTCAGTAGCTTGGGTTGATTGGATTGTTTCGAGTAAGACATACAGAAAGAAACCACAAAGACAACAAGCGATTGGACTGTTGATTGAAACGCTAACAAATATATGTAAGAGTAGTGGGTATAAATACTCATATGCTTTGATAAAACACAAAGGGCTAATCGGAACATACGAGAAGCTTGGATATATCAAGGGCGACTCGTACACAAGTGAGATGATAAAAGTATTATAATATGGCAGCATTTACAACTATAGCGGCAGGTGTTGGATTAGCAGCAACAGGTGTTTCTACCGCAATGTCTTTTAGTCAAGCATCAAGTCAAAGAAAAGCGGCTGAAAGAGCAACAAGAGAGGCCGACCAAAAAATGGCAGAAGCAAGGGCACGATTAGAAGTGAACTATGCTAAGTCTATGGCGGTTCAAAAAGAACCGTATGAACTACAAAGAGAAGCAGAACTTACAGGTACTGCTCAACTTATTGAGGCAGGTCAGGAAAGTGAGAGAGGCTCTCAAACTACGGCAGGAAAAGTATTAGCCCTTCAACAACAAGGTCAGGGTGCTATTCGCTCAGCAATGGGCGAGGAGTTGTCTGATATCCAAGGTATGATTATAGAGGAAGAGTCTCGTAATCGTGATGTAAATGTACAGTTGGACTTGGGCGAAGTGGCAGGTAAACAAAGAGAAGCTGCTGAAGCAAGAGCAAGAGCAGAGAAAGCAAAAGCTGAAGGGTTTCAGGGTGCAGTAAGTTTTGTACAACAAGGGGTTGCAATGTATCCTATGTTTGGTAAGGGAGGAACGCACAACAAGCAGTTGGCAGATGTCACACCCGTTAGTACGCAGTCCCCATCTACTCCAAGAATGGATGCATTAAGACAACAGTACCCTAATCTATATGGTAGTACACCAACTATTGGTCAACCTCAGATAGGTGGTTCTCAATTTCAGATACCATCCAACTTACAAATTCAACCATTACAGTATGGTTTACAAAACCCTTCAATTAATGGTTTAAATATAGGGATACCATTACAGTATGGTTTACAAAACCCTTCAATTAATGGTTTAAATATAGGGATGCAACCAAACCCATTCTACTACGGTCAACAACCTTATTCTTTTGGAGGACTTGGACTTGGTAATAGCGGTTATGGTAATGGCGGTTATGGTAATGGCGGTTAATTAAAATACAAATATGGCAACAGGATACGCATATCAACCCACATGGCAACAGGATACGCATATCAACCCACAGACCCGCAGGCTCAATTAAATTGGGCTGAGGTAGGTCAGAATCTTAGTAATGTTTTAAATGCAGAGGCTGCAAAGCGTGATGCAAAAGTTGCTGAGATTAACGACCAAACCCGTGAGTTTTTAAAACAAGCAGAGAACATACCTCAGGGTGAGTCTACATCTATTAGAGAGTGGGGATTACAATATAGTGGTCAACTTACAGAAGCAGTTAGACTTCAGCAGGACCTTTTGAAAAAAGGTGATATCAATATGACTGATTTTTTAACTGCAAGACAAAACCTTCAGGACGGTACAGACCAAGCGTTTACGTTGATGCAAGAATATCAAGATGTATACGCAAAGAAGATGGAGCGTATGAAGAATGATAATCCTGATATGTCGTCTCAACAGTTAGAGGTATGGCTTATGGAGAACGCAGAAGGTTTTGCAAACTTCAACAGAAGCCAACTTATGCCCGACCCAAGAACCGGTAAAGTAGTTGTTGGTATGAAGGTAAGAAATCCTAAAACAGGGTTAATGGAGTTAAGCACAGACCCTAACGACAGACGTAGCGTTAGCGCTTTACGTGGTCAGCTTATGGGTGAGTTTAATGAATACAATTTAGAATCTAAAACTGCCGAGTGGGTAGAGGGTAATGGGAAGTGGACTCAGATAATTAGAGATATAGGAACGAGAACCCAATCAGGTGTTATTGAGACCATTATGAATCCTATGGAAAAACTACTTACGGTTGATAAAAGCGGTAAGAGAATATTTGATATAGATAAAGCAAGGGCGTTAGGAGTTCCTGAATCAGACCTTGAGGCAATGAACCTTTACATACAAGCAGAGGATGATTGGATTACAGGTCAGGCAGCAAACCCACTTACTGTGTCATCTGTCCTTACAGAGAATGCAGGAACGGCATCAAACGGTAAAGAGTTTACGTCTACATATTCTGTAGACGATGCAAAAGCAAACCCTGAAAAAATTCTGCTTGACCCTCAAAGTAATCAACCTATTTTTGATAAGAGCGTAAATCCAAATGGTGAAGAACAAGAAGAGGTGTTCCGCCAATATATGCGTAACGCAATACGAAATAAACATAACGTAACGGCTGAAGTTAAGACTGTTAGAGATTACGCAACGAACCCTCCTCAACCAACAAGCCCTCAAATAAAAGCGAATCAGAAAAAGAAAGAGGATGAGGATTACGTACAGAATGTAGCTAAGTTGTATTATGGTAGTGATGACGAGGTTGTTGAAGCAGAAAACTTCTTAAGAACATATAACCCTACTATTGACACTATAGACAGAAGAGGTGATGACTTAGTTATAACATACAATGACGGAAGAAATCCTGAGACTATAAAATGGAGAGGTGATGATGGTACTCTGTTAGCGCAAGATTCTTGGGTGATTGGTGCAGCAAACGCATTCAGACCAAAAGGAGAAGCAATTGGAAATATTAATGATATTGTAGCGGGCGCAGGTATTGATGCCTCAAGAGCGTTTAACCCTGATTCATATGGTTTCTCTGCATCTGATTCACAATCTCAAGAGGGTCTCGATGACGCATTTAAGAGAGAGGTGATTAGAAAATCTAACGCAACCCCTGATATGTTTGTTCCTAATGGAAGAGAGAAAACAGGACCTTTACTTCAAAACTTCATAGCCTCAACACCGGGTCTTTCGGGACTTTCAGTAGAGACGGGTAGTGGAACTAATGATACTGTAACAGTAAAGGACGGGGCAAATGTAGTAGCTACCTTTGATTTAGATATGTTGGATGACTTGAGCGGTGATGAACAAAAAGCAATGCAAGCTGATATGTTAAGAACTCTTGTCGAACTTGCAAATAACAGAGCAAGTATAGACCAAAAAGCATTGGCAACTAAGGGTAAAAGAAAAACAACCACAACCCAAAGAAAGGGTAGGGGTAGATTAGATGGTAGTTCAAATAATTCAAATGCACCAAGACCAAGTGGAGGCGGAGCACCAAGACCATAATATATGAACGAGGAATATTTACAGAGTTTATACGAATACATTAGTTCAAATGATTCAACGTATCAAGACGATGTTTCGTTTGACGACTTTAAGATTAGTATGGGAGACAGGAAGTATGCCGCAAATATGTATGGCTACATTACTGACTTAGACCCTTCTTACAAACAGGATGTTGGTATAAAAGATTTTCTTGACAACATCAACGGTCAAAAAAAAAAAGAAGAATCGGAATCAAACTTGGAGGATGGTTCTTTGGATTCGTTCGATTATGAAATCCCTGAGTCTCAACCTATAGTTATTGATGGTTATGAGGTTATTGGAACAGACCCTCGTGCTGATGACTATGTAGACCCAACAGAAGTATTCCATCAGCAAGCGGCTACGATGGGACAAGGTGCGCCTATGTCTGTATATGGTATGCAGCAGAAAACTTTGTTTAGCGGAGAAGATTACAAACGTGCGAACGCACAAAGAAAGGCTGACCTTGAATATGCAAAACTCTTAGAAGAATCACAGGCTGCAGAAATACAGAGAATAGAGGACGAAAAGGCACAGAGACTTGCTAAGCAAGCGCAAAAAGAAAACCAAGAACGCCAAGAAGCTATTGTATCTGATGACTTTCAAAAAGCACTAAGCCTTACTAATGCTGACTCTATGGAGTTGGATGAGGAAGAGGCAATCGGATACTTCAATAATCTTTATGGTAGATATGGCTTTATATTTCAAGAGACGGGAATCGGTGATGCTTTAACTGTAACCGCAAGTGATGGTACTACAAAAGAGATTGACCTTCAAACATTCTTCTCTAATGAGGGTGAGGCTGCAAAATTAAAGTCGTTTGTATCAAGCAAAGCAAACAAGCCTCAAGAGCCTTTAAATGTTTCAGAGTTAGATGGTATAGAGAGAGCAGCGAAAGTTCGTGAGATGCGCTCTAATGGTGGTAGAATTAACGAAGATGGTACAGAGTCTACTGTGCTATTTGAACAAGCCAATATTGATGGCAAGAATGTGGTGTACCCTACACTATTTCCTAAGAGTACAACGAAAGAGTATGGCTCTCATCCATTGTGGTGGTCTGAGTTAAGCGGTAATCAGGCTTATGAGGAAGCATTAAAACGAGGAGAGGTATTTGAATTCGATACAGAGCAAGAAGCCATTGATTTTGCCGAGGGTTCTTGGAAGGATGCAAACACTCTTGACTATCAAGCTAATAAATTCTACAAGGATAGAGGGTTAGATTATAATACGTATAAGAAGCAATATGACAGGTATGAAGACCTGATGAATACTGTTGACTTCTTGAAGAAAGGTCCTTATTTAAAAGAGGATTTATCTGATGCACAAAAAGAAGAGTTTGGTTCTTTCTATGTAAACGGTAGAAAGAGGAACGACTACGGTACTGTAATACAGGAACTCGAAGATGAGGCAGATAAGCTTAGACCATCTGTAAACGCATCAGAGTTTAGACAGGTGAGAGAGGATTTTGACCTTGAACTTGAGAAGGGATACCAAGAAAAAGCAGGGATTGCTATATCTGCAAATAGAGAAGCTAAAGCATTTAGAGAAGAAGTGGACCTTATTTCACTTCAAACCTTTGGCGTTATGGGCGAAGACCTTAAAAAACTAAAGGCAGAAACTCCTGAAGAGCAGAACACATTAAATGCTTTAATCACACAATACGAAGAATCAAAGGCAGTATCTGAAGAAGCCGCTAATAAATATGAGGTTGCTAAAACTTGGTTTGATGCCAAGGCAGATAAGAACTCACGTGATTCTTACGTGTCGAATTGGTCTGCAGTTTCAAATGCTTGGGACAAAGGTCTTGCAAATGGTAATGTTGGTAATGAGATATTAAAAATGTCATTAGGTCTTAAAGACCTTGACGATGATGCGGACACAAAAGAAGTAGCATCCGCTATTATAAAGTATTTAGAAGAAGCTGAGACAGGTAAAATGGGAAGGGCTGAATCTCGATACCATCAAGCACGTGGTTTTGCAGAGGCTTGGGATGTCTTCAAAGATGACCCCGGAGAATTGGCTTTAGCTTTTGCTGCTAACTCAATAGGACAAATGCTTCCATATGGGTGGAAGATTATTTCAGGAAGTACCGCCACAGGAGCAGGTACAGGTGCAGTAGTTGGTAGTGTAGTGCCCGGTGCGGGTACTGCAGCCGGTGCAGTAACGGGAGCAGGGTACGGTTTGCGTACAGGTTTCGCAGCAACCAACGTAGCTTTAGAATATACTAATGCCGTAATGGAGGCGGCACGAAAAAAATATAATGTCCAAGACCCTGAGCAATTAATTCTTGCACTACAAGATGAAGAGGTTTGGGCAGAAGGCAAAGAGGTAGGGCTGAAGCGTGGACTTACTATCGGTGCTATTGATTTCTTATCTGCAGGATTAGCGGGTAGAGTATTTAAGGTAGGTGGTTCGTTAGCATCTCCCCTAAAAAGAGTTGCCGTTGGTGCAACAGAAAGAGTTGTGTTTGACCCTGCAACAGAGATGATTGGTGAAGCAGCCGCTCAGGTTGTGGCAGGACAAGAGTTAAGCATAACAGAAATTATGGCTGAAGGTATAGGTGGTATTGGTAGTCAAGCACCTATGGCTGCAGTAAATGTTTACCTTGATGGTAGAGCAAAGAACAATGTTGATATAGGAAATAAGCTTAGTTCTATTGACGGTATAGCTATGGAGTCGGCATCTGATTCCCGAATCTCAAGTTGGGCTAACAATATGGAATCTTTAGGAAAGATTTCAAGTGAGCAAAACCAAAGAATACAAGAGAACGTAGGATTAAGAAGAGAAGCAAGAGAACTTTTAAATGTAGGTAGCGGCAGAAATATTTTTTCATCCAACACAAGTTCAGATGTTGAGACGAGACTAATGGAATTGTTGGCTGCTCGTGATGAGTTATCTTCAACACCTAACAGGCAAAACGTTTTCTCAAGAACGATATCAGAAATCAATGCTGAGATTAGCGAGATAGCTACTACAAAAAAACTAAGACCTGAAAACGAACGTACACAACTTGCAGGCGCAGGTGTCTTTGGTCAATCAACAGACACAGATGTTCGTGGTCAAATACAAAAATATAAGATAAACGGTAAATCACTAACCAAAGAGCAGTTCCTTGCTGAGTTGAATAAGATGAGTTCAAACAGACTTATGAAGTCAACTATAGGTGTAGAGAATGATGAGGAGGTTAGTGATATTTTAACACAGAAATTCGATGCCATTCAAAAGCCAAGCACAGAGAGCGTGGATGCACAAGAACAAACCGGAGATAGCAGCCCGGTGGGAACAGGAGTATCCATCGAGGGAGAAGTTACCGAAACGACTACACCCGAAATCCAAGAACAAACTCAGCCGGACGTTGAGACAGAGATAACAACTCAAGAAGTGTCTTCAAAGACACTAAACGAGCAAGAGGTTGATGACCTTAACTCCTTGTTTGATAATGATGCAGACCCTCAGTTTCAGCTTGATGCACAGGAAACATCTCCTGAAAAGAAACAACAACTTGTTTCAAGCGCAACTAAGTTAATGGAGCAGGTACAACCTGAGGTTGAATCTGAATCAGTTACAGTAGAAACACCTGCAAAGGTTTACCCTGTAACTGTTACTGAAAACACAGAACTTGCGAACAAGGTAAGCAAGATGGGATTGAATGACCTTGTTGGTAAGCGAGTTAACTTTGTTATGGCAGACCAATTAAAGGTTGACGATAAAAGAATGGGCGGTCCATTCTTTCCATTACAAGAGGGTTTATTCGGAGAAGTAGCTTGGGCATCTATAAGTCAATCCGCAGCAGAAGGTATTGCCAAGGGTGCAGTTAATGCAGACTATAGTGTGGTATACAATATGTCACCTTCAGCAGTTGATTCTAATCTTGTTCTATTAGACACATTAATAGACAAAGTTAAAGAGTCTCCTAACAGACCTCAACTTTTTGAGGCAATGATGGCTGATATTCAAAGTAAGGTATATGGACCTAAGACGGATTTTGTTCACAAGATAGCAGCAGAATCTCAAAACATTGATGACTTTGCAGAGGGCTTTGCTCAGTTAGATGTTGATACAAAAGCAAAGATATTTAGAGATGTACTTCCGTCTCAAAATGTAGAAGCATCTACAGGGGTTGGTAGATTATTCCAATCTGAAGGAATATCTCAAGAGTCTGTGCGCCAAGAAAATGTAGAACAGTTTGTGTCAGACCTCCCTATGGGGGCTATGACTATGGTGCTGCAGGTTACCGATAAGAATGGAAACCCTGTTACAAACGAGACCTATAAAGAAGCGGTAATAACTCCTGAAGAGCAAAAGGAAAGAGGTTTAAAAGAGCATAGAAACTATCCGTTCTACTTAAGAGGTAAGGCAGTTGGTATGATGGAGGAAACTGCTCCGTTTTGGACGGTAAGTAAAAGACATCGTAATACCATTGATGCTAAGGTTGCGGGAGTTGTAACAGATGACAAGGGCAAAAAATATAGCGCAGGTCAGGCACGCTCTGCTGAGATGAGAAGAGCATCTATGCAAGCAAGCAGAACAGATGTTGTGGAGACACCAACCGCAACAATGTATGAGAAGTTTATAAATAGATTAAGCAAGGCTTTCCCCGGTGTTGAGGTGATGACAGACCAACAAGCGTTTGATGATTTGGTTAGTGACCTAAATGCTAAGAAGCTTGCTACTAAAAATCAAAAGATATATGGTGCAGTATATCAGGGTAAACTTTATTTAAACCCCGCACTCGAAAATTACAATACACCTATTCACGAGTTCGGACACATTTGGATGAACGTTTCGAAGGAGATGAATCCTGAGGCGTACAAACGTGGTCTTGAATTAGTAGAGGGTACTGAATATGTTTCTCAGATTGAGAACAATAAAGAGTACCAAAGAGTAATTAAACAAATGAAGAAGGATGGTATGTCTGAACAAGACATAAGAAACTATATCCTTGAAGAAGCACTTGCTACTGCTATTGGTGATAAGGGAGAATCATTTGCGACTGCTGCGCAGCAAAGAAACTTTAAGACTTGGTTGAATGATTTGTTCGACTTCGTTAAGAAGCTTGTTGGTATAAGCGAGATGACATCTGAAGAATTACAGAATATTGATTTCGATAAATTCTTAGAGGGTGTTGTTGTAGACCTGATGTCTGAGAATAAATTGTTTAAAGATGCAGAGGTTAAAGGACTGTCAAACGAGTTGCAGCTTATGACCTCATCACCTAACCCATCAATCGATTCTCTCATACAAAGAGCACGTGAAGCAGGGTTTAGTGATGATGCTATCCGTGTGGTGTTAAAAGAAAAAGGGTTTAAGGCTACCGCTATCAACAATGCAATGGAGGTAAGGATAGATTTACTTACTCCTATGCCGAGAGAGTTTGGTAATGTAGAGGGTGGCTCTAATGTTGGTGTTGATTTATTTAACAGGGTTAGAGATAAGGTTAACAGATTCTCTACAGAAGGACCAAGAGGTGGTAGAGGTACTACAAGAACTAAGTCATTCTCAGAGATAAGAGCAAAGGCTCAAGAGATACTTCAAGCTGACCCAACATACCAATCACAACCTGAACAAACACAGTTGGAACTTAGGAATGCATTAGACAGAAGTCTTGGTATTAGAAGTAACCCTGAGGTTAGGCAGGAGATAGGAAACATAAGAAAGAGACTTCGTGAAAGAAAGGGTGCAATCAAAAACATTACTGATGCACAACGTCAATTAAGAATGTTTATTAGAAAGGCGTTGCCAAAGTCTAAGAACTATTCTAATGCTGCTATAAATAAACTTCTAAAAGCTATTAATGAAACTACACCAAAGAATTTTAATGGTCAAGTAGAGGTTGTATTAAACCAAGTTGAAGCACAACGTCAGGTTATAAAGAATCAGTTAATCGACAAGATTCAAAAGCTTGTAGAGAAAAAGGCTAAGGCTGCACAGACATCTTCTAAAAGAAGAAGAAGCGCAGGTCTTGATGCTATAGGTCAGGCATACTTTGCTGAGGTTAAAAAGGTTCTTAAGATGGTTAAGAACAATGATGTTGCAGGACTTGCAGCGCTACAAGCAGAGGTTGATGAGGCCTCTCTTACTGAAGCTATTGCTAAGGTAGAGGCAGGAGAAAAAATAACAAGACAAGAGAGAGCGCTGATAGATAAGCAGCTTGCGCTTGATACATTCTCTGATGTTATGGGTATGGAGTTGGAAGAGGTTTCGCAATTGTTTGATGAGGTAAAACAAACAAGGGCAGAATCTATTGCAAGATTAAACAACAGAAAAGCCGCAAGGCGAGAAGCGATAAAAAATGTTCAGTCACAATTTGATGAACAGATAGAGGACGATTACTCAGAACTTTATGATGAGAATGGTAGCCTAAAAAACAAACGTCAGATACAACGTGACAATGATTCTATTATAGAATCGTTTAAGGACAAAGGGTTTGTTCAGGGTGTTAAAGATTTATTTAGCAACCTCAAAAGAAATAACAAGTACAATGCTAATCAGATTCAAAAGTTTCTACGAAACACAATTCAGCATTTAGGTACAATTACAAACATATTAGACAGAGGTAAAGATGGAATGTTTACTAAGGTATTCTATAACCAACTGAATGATATGGATGAAAGAAACCTGCAGGGTGTGTTCGAGCAGGAAGATAAACTGAATGATGTTACTGAATCTGTTTTAGGAAAAGCTTGGAGAAAGTGGAAGTATACATTAGGTACTGATACCCTAACCCTTGAGGGGGTAAGGAATGGTAAGACTGAAGCTGAGTTTACTGAGGCTCTTAATAGAGACCAAGCAATGAGGGTCTATGCTTTGTCATTAAATCCATTACAAAGAAAAAAACTTGAGAGACAAGGTTTTGATGATGCAAAAATGGAGCGAATTAAAAACTTCATTGGACCTGAAGGTATTGCAATTGCTGAGCAGATAGTAGATTACTTTAGTAACGAATACTACAATCAAGTGAATGATGTATTCGTACAGGCAAATGATGTAAACTTAGGTTATGTAGAGAACTACTTCCCTACAAAAACAATAAGTAAGAACGCTCAGGTTCAGGATATGATTAGCGGAGACTTCGCTAAGATATTTACTGCTGACACTTCTCCTGCTCTGCAGGAAAGAACAGATACTACGGGAGATATTTTTATTGGTGATTCGTTTACTGATGTAGTTGAGAACCACATTCAAGGTATGGAGAGATACAAAGCTTATGCACTTGGTGTTAAGCAAATGAATGAGGTGTACAAATCAGAGGCTATACAAACTCTATTAGAAACTACAGGATTAGGACCGGTGTTTAGACAGATGATTAACTACGCAATTAATCCTGATTCAGGACCTAAGCCTGAGGGTGGTGTTGTTAGTTGGTTGCAAAGGAACTTCACAGGTTTTGCTCTTGCATTTAAGCCTATTCAAGTTCTGAAGCAGGCCACTTCATTTGTGCAGGCATACGAAGACTATCAGTTATTCTCAAACAGAAAGACTCCTGTGGTAGATGCTTTAGGTTTTATAGCAGACTATGCTTATGTATTAGCGACTATACCTAAACAGGTAAGAGAGGCTAAAGAGATATCAGCTACATTTAAGAATCGTATTAGAAGCGGTATGTCGGGTGACTTGTTTGGTTTAGAATCAGGTGGTAGAACCTATAAAAAATTAGGGGCATCACAAGGCAGAGGTGGTAGACTGAAGCGTGCTTTTGATACAGGTGCAGCTTTGTTTACAGTAGCGGGTGATATTGCGGGTGTACTTGGATACAAGGCGGTATACAATAGAGCCATAAAGAATGGTATGTCTAAAGCAGAGGCCCTTGCATTGTTTAATAACTACAACCAAACTCAGCAAACAAGAAGAAGCACAGAGAAGGTTGCTCTTCAACAGGACCAAGGGTTTGCAGGAAAGTTCTTTACTATGTTTGGAAGCACATTGTACTTACAATTAAATAAAGCATTCCAATCAGCAAACAACATAGTGAAAAATATGGATGTTAAAAAAGGTAAGTTCGGAGACTTAAAAGATTACAGAGCGCTTGCCTTAAATATATCTGTAGCAAACGCATTGTTTACAATGGCATCGTATTCAGGTGCTTTAATAAAAGGAGATAGTGAAGATAAGGACAGGGCTTGGAGAGCAGTAAGAGATGCAGCATTAGGTCTTAATCTTATTTATCAAATACCTTTGTTTGGTTCTTTTGCTGAAGGCGCTATCAATAAACTTAGCGGAGAGAGAAGGCCAACAAGTGAAGGGGTCAACCCATTTATATCTGTTGGTAGAAAAATAGAGAAAGCATTTAAAGACACGTCTGATGGTAATGTTATCAGAGCAATAAAGCCAATATTTGAAATTGCAGTTGGTGCTCAGTTTGATTCACCAATAGGTTTGTTTAATATAATGACAGGTCAAGGAGAGGAAGAAGACTTCTATGATGCGTTTGGTATAACACCTTCATATCGTCCGGGATACGGTAAGAGAAAAAGAAAGTCTTCAGGAAGTAAAAGAAAAGATATGTCTAAGACCGATATGAAGAAGTATATGCCTGACCTTTACGATGAGATTTACGGTGACATGGAAGACCCTGCTGCTGAAATAAAAGCAGAGGTTAGACAAATGAAAAGAGATATAAAGGACGAGATATATGGAGACCTTGAATAGTGTCTTCAAAGACACAACAACTTATATATGGTATACAACAACATACCATTTATAATTATTACTAATATAAACTCTAAGATTTTTTTCTGATTGTCAGACATAGGGTATGTATTTAAAGTTGTCGGCCTTATCAAAGTATGCCATTAGTTCTTGGTCGTTGTATGAACCCGCACGTGGTTTCCTGCCACCCCATCTGATAGTTCCTAATAGTGACGTGATGCGTGAATAAACTATCCCATCATCACAGGCCCATATCATCACAGGGTTTAGTCTTTTATCTGCTAACTTAACAAGCTTACGTGCTGCGACAGGAAGAGGATATGCTTTCTCGTATGGTCTAAGTCTGCCCTTTACTTCGACAAAGGATATGAGTTTACCATCCTTGTCATAAACCCTATAGTCTACATCGTTAGGGTCAAGTTTTTTATAAGAGCCACCAAACATCCTGACGAATGTTTCTATTGCTCTTCTCTCTCTCGATAAATCTGCATTGGATTCAAACCTCATTATAAGTCCATCATACAATTTATTGCGGTGTGTCCTCCGATGACAACACCACAACCAATAGCTTGCTTTTTAAAGTTCTTTGCGTAAGCGGCTGCGTATGATTTAGAATCTATTCCGCACCCTACCTGCATTCCAAATATCTTGAAGTTCTTTCCGACAGTCCATTCTGTGTATGCCTGTGTATGTATGTGTCCCTGAACCGTAGACATCATATCGTTCTTGCATTTAGTTCTTGCAGTACCACCTTCTCCGTGTACATACTGAACGCCATCATAAACAATCTGCTCTACCCAATTCCATTTAGTTCCGAGTACCTCGTTGTAGGATTTAATCCAACGGCTTGGTATCTGTGAATCAAATGCCTTGCGCATTATAATCCTATCGTGGTTTCCTATACACACATCAGCAACAGGAAACGCCTTCTTCCATTTCTTTACGTGCTTGATTGCTAAGTCAAGTTCATCTCCACCACCCATACCATCGGGGTCTGTGGTGTGAAAGGATGCATAGTGATTGTCGATTATGTCTCCAATAAAAATTACTTGGTTACAATTGTGTCTTGCATACATATCCTTGCAGAAGTCAAGGTATTGAGGGAGAGTAAATGGAGCGTGGATATCGCCAATGACGAGTATCCTACGCTCCCTGCTATTAATGAAGTCGTATGCAACCTTCTTGTTTCCTTTTAGTCTTGGTCTAAAGTCATTATATTTCATCCTCTACTGAGTTTTGAATTTCTTTTAATCGTGTTATGAGTTTTGATATTACATCTTTCAGTTCATCAAATTCTCTATCGATTAAGCTTTCGTAGATTTCGGTAGCGGAGTCGTTGATTTCTTCCATCAGGTGGTTGATATGCTTAAGCCTTTCGTTATCGTATGCTGATGGTTTTGTCATTTACTTTTTATCCATTAGGCGGAGAAAGTCTTCGCCCATTCTTGGGTTAACTTTCTTTATGGCGGTATATATTCTTCTTGATATTTTTCTAACCTCTTCCTTTTCTTTTGGAGTGGATTCAATTCCAATGTTTGTATAAAGTCTGCAGTCCATAAATAAAAGTTTATCTAACTTTTTTTTGTTCGACCAAGTTTTATACTCCACTATCTTATTTATTGCTTCAACTGTATAGTCCATTGTACATATGATTTAATTTTTTAAGAACCTGCTCCTCACTACCTTCGTGGGTTCTCTGTCTCACCATTTCAAAGATACTTGAAAATCTTTCCCGGTCTCTTTTAGACTCTAATTGTTCTTTTTTTAGACCTTCTATAAGCGAATATAGTGATTTATTTTCTTTCCGCAAAGAGAATACTTCTTTTATTAACGCATCCGTGTCTAAAAGATGTATAGATTCGTCATCTAAATACGTGTCTTGGTATACATTATTAAAGTTTTCCCTGAATTCTGCATCTGTTTTCATATACCATTCTACATTCTTTAGGTAATGAATGATTGTTGCGTGATTCTTTACGAGCATACGTCCGATACTTGATAGACTGTATCCTCTCTTCTTCATAATGTATGCGAATGTCATTCGTGCATTAACATACTTTCGTTCACGACACGGGTTATCTATGTCGCATTCAAAATGAAAGTTAACTGCTTTCTTCAGCAGTTCTTTGTGTGTTGGGGTTATGTGTTCGTTCAACATTATAATATGATTTAATTGTTTTGTTGTCAATTATTGCATCTAAGTATTCATCACATTCGACAAAGTCTATGTCAACTATGAGTGGTATCTCTTCATTTTGTTTTAGATATTCTAAAACGTAAAACTTATCTATAGAATAGATGACTCCGTATACCTCTTGAGACCATCCGTTAGACACAGGAAGGTACTCAACCACAGAGGCAATGTCGTATATTAACTCTTGTCTTGCCTTGAAGGATAGTCCGGTAATCTTATCCCTAAACCAATCGTCAATATCAAACCTACTCGCCTCTATATACCTCTGTTCTAAATCCATACGTCTCTAATTCTTTTAACCTATACTCTTGAAGCTTAGACAATTTACCCTTAGGTGTTTTGACTTCACTAAAGATTACATTAGAGTTGGGTGGGATAGCAATGATGTCAGGTATACCGTTCTTA